CTGTCCGCGCCGGCATCTCCGGCATTACTGGGTCTGCCATCACGAGAGTAGTGGGTAGGCATGACAGGCAGGAGACCGGCGTCTGGTAACTGCCCGTTGCTATTAGTAACCGGGACCGTATATGGCCTTTTTGTTCTACTCGCTGGGTATTGGATTATTGATCTGGTTACGCTCATATTATCCTCTTGCCGTGATGCTTATATTATGCCACCGGAGGCGCGTACTGCTCGTACAATCGCCGTGCTTCGCTTTCAGTCATGCTGTTATTGGTAGACATGCGCCGTACCGCTACTGCCAAATATCTAAAAGAATCCGCGCCATGACTGGCCCAATCGTGCAAGGGGCGAGTACGAAAGACCTGGTGTTTGTCGTCCCACTCCTTGCGGTAGTTCATCAGGGCATTGAGCCCGGCCTTTGCCCTGTCCTTGTCAAACCAGCAACGGGGGAATATCGACCTGGCGGCCTCAATGCCATCCTCAATCGTATGCTTGGGGACCACCTTGAACTTTATCCCCAACTCCCGGCCTCTCTGTCTCAGAGACGTGCCAGACCCCAGCTCGCGGTGCTCCACGTCGTGAGGTGCGTAGTGGTCGCCGTACAGATATCCTCTGTCTTGCAGCACCTTGGCATAATGGGCCAGACCTTCCCCGCTGTCCTCGTGGTAGTCAATGATCCTGACCTCCTGACGGACCAGCTGGAAAAACCATATTGCCGTGCTATCACCTATCCCCAGATCCCAGGCCGTATAAACCGGCAGGTCCTCAATGGGGATGTTGGTTATTCGTCCCTCACTCCTGGCCCGGTTGATCTGGTTCAGGTAGTAAGCCCCTTCCAGGCCATAATCGAAGCTGCAATAAAATTCCTGCTGGATCAGCTCTTCACTCATCCCGGCCCGGCGTTCTTCATCAATTGCTGCCATGGGGATCGCACCGGTGTCCTCGACGGTCAAAAGCTGCGTGAACCACTTTGGGTTATCCAGGGCCATTTGATACAGATCAAAGCCGTGATTGCGACCGCGGGGCGTGTAGTTAAACACCGCCCACCCATCATTTTCAGCCAGGATCGGACGTATCAAATCCCAGGCCCGGGGATTTTGCAGGCTATATTCCGAGAACACACACCCGATAGGGTTCGGCCCCACGACGTTGAGGTTATCTGTGCCCACAATCTGGATGCTGGAACCATTGGCCAGCTCTATGCGCATCTCGTCCTCGCGGGTCTTGGTCCGCAGTTCCTCGGGTATGCGATCTAAAAACCGTATCCCGTTGCGATCCATGCCATGCCAGAGAATCCGCCTGCCCCATGCCGCTGTGGGGAATAGATAGTAATGGATGCCAACTCGCTCGAAAGCCTTTTTTGTCAAAAGATTGACCAGAGTCAGGTCCTTGCCTGCCCGCCTGTGCCAGATAGCCACGGCTCGCTTGTATCCGTAGTCCATGGCTTTTAACAGCCTGTGCTGGTACGGACGGGGCGTGAATTTATGCGGCAGGGTCAGTTCCGTCATCGTAGTTCACAATGTTAATCTTCATTTCTCCGCGCTGATGGACATCCGCCTCGACGTGCTTGACATTCTTCCACCGCTCCGGCTGGCGATTGTTCAGCCAGTATCGCTGTGCCGCAGTATCTGGAGGGATGTGGCGTTTGACCTTCTTGACCTCCACCATTTCCCCCGTGTCCTCGTCGCGCTCCATGGTGGTCTCGGTGTAGGTGTACCCCATGGCCCGCTTGAGCAGCTTGTCTTCGACATTGGCTGAATCGAACTCATCCCTGCCTTTGCGGATCTGCTCGGCAAACTCTGGATGCTTTTTCTTCCAGACGTTTATCGTGGCTTTGCATACACCAAACAGTTTAGCGAGCTGCACGTCCGTCATGCCCGACTCGGAACAGGCCACATACGCCTGGTGGGCAAAATCTTTTTTGTAGGCGGTATGATTAGCCATCGCTTTTTCTCTCTAATGCCCGGATATAGTGCAGCAATTTCCTTGTGTCCTGCTTATCCAGGCATATGCCGCCCTTGTCCCGCTCGATCACGTCCAATGCAGGGCGAGGCGGCCTAGCGTCCATTCCGTTTGTCCCGGTCGAACATGCGCCTAAACTCAGGCACAGGATCGCGCTCAATAGCGTCAAACTCAGCTTGGGTGCGCTCTGCCACACGTTTGCGTCTCCATTCGCGGTACAGGTCCACAATCAGCCTGAGTACAGCCAGTAGGCTATGGACCCACCCCATACGTCACTCCACCCGATCCTGAGCCACAATCCGGCCCACGATAGCCACCAGGCCGCCCAGGGCGCTGATTGCTGCAGGTATCTTTGTCGCCAGGGCATCTTGAGTATCGGCGTCTACGTCCACGCCAAAAAACTGGCCAGCCACTCCGGCCACGACAGCCACGACTCCACCCCAAACGGTCTTGCTTGTGTACCACTTCTTGCTTCCGCCCATAATTATCCTCCGAAAACCTTTATAGATTCAGCGCCCGCTGGTGCATGTCCGCCAGCCGCCGCATCCAGCCCAGGCCGTATCTAGGAAACGTTGAAATGTTGCCGTACCGGGTAGCTCGCAGTGCTACCAGTTCGCGGATCGCTGCTTCAGGGTTCCCCATCTGGACATTGTCCATGGTGCGCGGGCCGATGATTCCGTCTACTCTGGCGCCCACGGCCTGTTGCAGCATTATGGCCGCAGCCCCTTGACCCTGGTTGACCGCCGCGTCAAACACCAACAGGTCCAACCCGCTGGGCAGTTCATCGCAGCGCATCGGCATCCAGTAGTCATTGACGTAGATGTCTCGGGCGTCCTCTTTGGTCAGTTCGGCAATGTCCATATCCGGGTAGGCGCGAGAGGATATGCCCCACTTGGTGGCTCCGCCGGGGTCATTTGGGTCATTGACGTACCCGCCCTCATGCTCCAGCACCGCATCAATGGCCAGGTCACGGTTGTATTTCATAACACCCATCATCCAAATTTTGTTGGCACTCCACACATAGTTGCACACCCGGCACAGCTTTGCCGATGACAGGCAGGGCGGATAAAATACCCATTACTGCTTCCCCTCCCCTGCCTTAACCAGTCGAATAAAAAGCGTGCGCAGCTTTTGCCGGGTGCTGTCCTCCAGGTCCTCAATCCTGACCAGAGAGCGGACTGTTTTGTCCCGCAGGTCCTTGTACTGCTTGCGGGTCATGGACCTGAGCTGATCATCGGTGGCCGCATACCACTCCAGGGCGTCGTCCAAGTCCTTCTGCGCATCTTTGAAACATCCCCGAACCACCCTGTTGGCCCTATTGTTGAGCAGGACCAGGGCAACAGCCACCACGCCACACACGGCAATGATCACGATTAACTGCCAGCTCATGTTACCCCCGAAAAAGCTTTAAGATAGGCGATAACGGCAGCAAACCCACCGATTATCCCTCCGGCAAACGCAACCGCCTTGTCCCATATCGGTCTGCGCTCCAGCCTGCACAAACGCTCATCCAAGCTATGCAGCAAGCGGTAAATCTCGTAGTCCCGCTGCTCTTTATTCAGAGCCTGCGACCACTCGGCATAGGACTGCACACCGTTTGGCAATTAAACCCTCCAAAAATAAAAAACGGTACACCCCTAAAGATGTACCGTCAGAATAACTAAAGACAAGCACCGCAGGCAACTTGCTTATTAGTGCTTATTCGTGTCCGTCCCGTAGCGTTTTGTGTCACGTTTCACTGCCCGCTCGTTTATCCACCCTTCCAGGGCCTGGGTCGTGGTCATGTATGCCCCATGCTCCAGGGTAGCGGGCAGGCCCTCACGGATCAGCCGCCGGACGACTCGCGGGCTCCTTCGCAGGTGTTCCGATATCTCTCGGATTCCCACCAGAACGGTTGGTCTATCTTGCATCAGTACACCCAATACACCATTTTGGGTTTATCCGGGTCACAGTCCAAATGGATAAACGTCTTTGCTATCCCGATACGGTCAAACCCGGCCTTGATAGCGGCTTTGATGATCTGTGCCCTGGTCCTGCTCCCCTCACAGGCAATGTCAGCCGCATATCCGCGCGTGTGGGCTGAGCTGGACACCCCGCCAACCTCGGCATTGTGTTCCGGGCAGCGGTAGCCAGACGTGACCTTAAACGGTATGCCCGATACTTCCCTGGCGTGGTCCAATCGCAGAATGAATTCAGGGTGCATTTTTCCTGCCCCCTGGCCACACCCACATTTGCAATAAAACTCTTCCGGCTTGAAATGACTTATGCGCGTCCAGTCCATATTCACCTACCCATGCTTACGGTCATATCTCCGCGCCAACGGAGGTACATCACTAGGCGCCTTGCTATCCCACTCCCAGTCCTCTTCCGGCGTCACTGGGGTATGGCGCATGAGGTATTCTGGTTCTTCGTCGGTGTAGGTGTGGTCTGGTCCCCAATATGGATGGCCAGGAGGATACTTTTCGTGCGGATCTCTTTCATCATGGTCAGCAAGGTTTGGTTGGTCTCCCTGCCTCCACCTCAGCGTTTCCTCCACCCCATCAGCCGCCGTGCGCTCGGAGTGGTTACAGAATACCAAATCATCCCGGCTTTCTTCCGCAGCCTCTTCCCGAAACTCAAGATACTTCATGGCCTTGCCGATCTCTTCCCCAATTTCGCCCTTAAATCCAGCCCGAAGCCTGTACTTCAGCTCATTGCCTAGGCAATAAGCCTTGTACGCATCCGGCCCATAGGCGTTTATCAAGATAATTTCGATCATGTCTTTGACTTCCAACGGGTAGTGCAGGGCGTAATGCCCTGGATGGTTGACGCTATCCATTGCCCACCTCCTTCACAAACTGCCCATCCACCATTTCGCCCTTCCGGTCCTTGATCTCGTTCCAGGCAGTCTCACCGCACTCAATCAAATCAACCCCATTCATTTCTGCCTGGACAATTAGTGTAACCAAGGTATCTCCAAGGGCATCAACAAGCTTATCCCTGTCGCCTTCCTCTATCGCATCTTTGATCTCTTGCGCCTCTTCCAATGTTTTTTCAGCCTGAGCTATCGTTGTGCCCTGGCTAAATATTCCATGCTTACTTGCCCATAAACAAACAAGGGTCTCTAGCATATCAAAATCCATCATCTGCCATCATCCTCCAGTAACCGTTGCTGTATTCTGCTTTGCTCCACAACCGCCAATCTCAGTTCGTGGACTTCTTGCCGTAACTCCAGCACCGTCTTGTGCATCTCCGCAATCATCCGGTCAGTGCAATCAGTGTACTGCTCCGGCTTAAATATCGGAGTATCAATACTGGTGTTCTCCATGTGCTCCCCTTACGCAGTTGTGGCAAGTATAGTCGCCCCTGGTTATAGACCATTCGCCGGCCTCCCCGCACTCGCAGCACGGTCCGGTAGCAGGCCGATCATCTTCCGAGAGATCCCGCGCGGTTTGTATCGCCTGTTGCAATGCCGCTTCGTCCATGTTTATCTCTGTTTAGCTCAATGTTTAGTTTTGTTAAGTTGCCCTAGACAGCCTCAAGCCCTGGCAGTCTTATCCATCTGTCTTCCTCAGCAAACCTATCCTCCAAGTCATGAACTGTTGTATAGTCCTTGAATCCACGGTTATGCCCTGGAATAGCAGCATCCCAATCAAGCATTTGCTGCCATAAGCCAGGGAAGAAGCGTCTGACCTTCCTTAATTCGCTAATGCGCTGTAGGGGGCAGCAAAAACAAGATACGCGGTTAAAGATCCCATACAGACCACCCCAATCGAACCCACGCGCTAGGCAATACTCCAGAGCTTCAGCCTCTGTGACATCGTATTCAATCAGCGGATACCTGCACGGAAATTTGTTGTTATACTTTATGCGTTGTGGCTCATCTGCCCCATAACCAATGCAGGAAACTGGATACTCTACGCTTTTGAGATACTTGTTTATGCTGTCTACCTTTTTCCCCGTACACCACCTTCGCATAGGAGACGGCCATCCATTGCCTATCCGATGGACTTCACCTTTTTGCGGCCCTTTCTTTGCCACCACCTCGCGCTCAAACATCCAATAAGTAAATGATCTCTTGGGCTCTAATCGCACGAACTTAAAGCCCACATATCGCTCCAGTTTGTCGATATGCTCGTGCATCTGCGGAAATTCCCATCCGGTGTCGAACCAGACCACACTATGAATCGACTCCCCGCGCTCTAGCATCATCAGGAGCATGGCCGTGGAGTCCTTACCGCCGGATAAGCTGATTACGTTATTCATAGACCTCAACCTTCCATTCTCCGCGTTTCTTCTGCGCCATGATCCAACGGAACTGTGGAAACTTGTCAGCCGCAGACTTGAACTTGACCATGGCATCCTCCCGGATGAAACCACCCTTGACCTCGTACACCCGGATCTCGTCCTGGGTCACGGCAATAAAGTCCGGAGTGTAGGTGCAGCGGTGCCCGAGTTTGAAGGTCAACGCCTCAAACTGCCAGTACAGTACGTCATCCATCGCTGACAGCTTGTGCGCGAACTCCTGCTCGGTCTTGTTCATCTTGCCGGGGGTATGGGCGGGCTTTGGCTTGTGTTTCGTCTTGCCCTTAGACCGCTTCTTTGCCCTCTGTGCGCCCGAATTTTTGCCTCCAGGTCCTCTCCCGGACTCAGCCCCACGGACGCCGCTTCGCTTCAAAATTTCGGCGTATTCTTGCTCTGTCACGCGCATATTTACCTCAATGGACACATCAGAATACTGTTACTGCTTACTCCCGGCGGGCACATGATCTCGCCCTCAGCCCACGGATTGTAGTAGCCGGTGCTCTGGCGGATCAGCTGTATTGTGTGGGGCTGAGCCTTGTGTTTTGGCCGTTTCTTCAAGAATTTTTCCGGGCACCCCATCTGCCGCAGCTCATTGCGGACAACCAAGCTGTGTAGGTACCCATTGCAATACTGTCCGATTGCCTGCCGAGACACATTGCACCGCTCAGCCAGTATTGCGTAGGTGATTCCATTCTCCTGCATCCATCGTTTCAGTTCCGTCCTCGCCTCGTATTCTCCTGCGTATGGCATCCATCCCTCCACGGACATTGCATTCCCGAAAATTCCACCCCGCACCACAGATTGCCCCGGTTGTCGTGCAGGGCCGCACACCATGAGCTTTGCTTCTTGGGGTTTGGGCCGTTGATTGTTTTGCAGTGGTGCCAATGATCACGATTCATTCTTCTGTCTCCACATCTGGCAATTTGGCAAGTGAGTGCTCATGTACTCAGTATCCAAGCGTATTTTCTCGCGCTGGTCGCAGGCTGCGCGGGGCGCCCGACATTCGCCTTCAAGCTGTGGCCAGCCATGGCAAT